TATATAGGAAATATAATGGTCAGGACAGCGAAATCAGCGCCTTACTTGGGAAATGTGGGTTGAGGGTTGCAGTCACGCGATTTCCGCACCCCAGGCAATAGCCAACTGCCGCAGCATGGCTTCCTGCATATCCTCTGACTGAGGCTTTGCATTGCGGGGATCGGGCCTGAATACCTTTTCAAAGGCAGGCAGTTTCCCTCCCATAGCCCCGCCGGTCAGCGCGGCGGTGTTATAGGCCTGCCGATTGCTGATATCGATCTGCAGCTCGATCCGCTTCTGCGCAGCCCGCATGTGCAGGTCGAAGCTGCGGAACGTGAGGCCCCAGAAACTGTCCGGGTCAAAGCCTGCGGCGATGTAATCACACCACAGGCTTTCAATGATTACCGGCGGGCCTTCTCCGCCGGTGCCCCGTTTCCCGCATCAGCCTCAGGGAATGCGGCCACGATGGCCTCGCCGAGCGCACCCATGTTTGATTGCAGGATCTCGCCCGCCTCGCGCAGGGTCAGGCCCTCGTGGCGGGACTGCAGGCCCGCATGGAGCAGGGCCCGCATATCCGTGATGCTCATGCGCTCGGCCGCGAAGACCTCCAGCGCGTTGCGCCCGGTGCTGCCCTCAAAGTCCGCAAGTGCGTTCATATCGAGGCGCAGTGTATAGGTGCGCCCGCCGTGGGTCAGCGTTACATCGCCTTTGATCTTATTCGCCATGCCTTAGCTCCCCGAAACCGCGGTGATGGTCGGCTTACCGCTGCACTTGATGGTCAGCGTGGCGCTGAGCTTGTCGTCGACGACGATATCGCCCTGCTCGTAGCCGGTGATAATGCCTTTGAAGTCCATGTTGAAATCGTTCTTCGGATAGGTGATCCGGAACTCACCCGCGCCGCCATTGGTCGTGAAGGCGGTCAGGAGCACATCAGAGGCCGAGGGCACGTAGTTGATGGTGATCGTCGCCTCACCCGCCTCGATCAGCGAGCCGATGAACTCTTTGGTCTGATCGTCGCTGTTCAGATGGGTGACGTCGATGGTTTCTCGGGTCAGGCCCGGCGGGGTGATCGAGACCACCTCTGCCACAGCGGTATAGGTCGAGCCTGCCCCCTTGATTGAGAATTTCGCGCCGTAGCCGGCCAGTGCGCCAGATGCTGCCATGTCAGGCCCTCCAGATGATGTTGAAGTCAGATGAGAAGCGGGAGACGCGGCGCGAAGCTGCGTCCTCAGTGTCGTCCCGGGTGCTGTCGAGGAAGCATCCGGTGAGGCCCGACCCGGTAAAGGTCGAGTAGCCGTTCAGAAGCGCCACCACAGCGCGGTGAAGCGCGGACGCAGCGGGCCGGTCTGCGCCGTAGCAGTCGATCTGCACGCGGTACCGCCAGAGACCATCCGTGCCGCGCAAGTGCGGGGTATCCGCGCCGCTGACAAGGTGCAGGACCACATAGGGCAGAGGCGTCCCATCGGGGGCTTCCCCCCAGAAGATGCGCTGGCCACAGACGGCCTGCACCGCTGACGAGCCTGTCAGCAGTGCCCAGAGGGCTTCCTCCATATCAGCCTCCCCGTGCCTTGCGCTTTGCCTGTCGCGCCGCTGCCTTGCGGATCTGCTCGGCAAGCTCTGTGGTGATGGCCTGCAGGGCAGCATCGCGCTGACTGTCCCAGGCCGGACGCATGAACGGTGTCGGGCGTGTGCCGGGGTGTTTGGTCCCTGCAAACATGCCCTTGTTGATGCGGGGCTTCGTCCCGAACTCCCAGAAGTGGGTGAAGCGGAAGCGTTCAGACGGCCCGACATACATAATCACAGGCGGCAGGGAGCCTTTTGCGACCCGTCGGGCGTCCCTCATCGCCTTCACGGCAGAGGCCCTGTCGAAGCCCTGCCGCATGGCCTGAGAGAAGGCCGCTTTCCCGGCTTCCCCTTTGATCTTCGTGCCGACCACAATGTTTGCGCCGATCTTCGGATCAGGAGTACGCTGCGCATTTGCCGCCATGGCCGAGGCGATGGGTGCCGCGCCCTTTTTCAGAGCATTTCGGACAACCGTCTTTCGTGTGGCGGCTTTCTCCAGCTCCTGCAAAGAGCGCTCAAGCTCCTTCAGGCCGGTGATTTTGACAGAGACCGCCATCAATCCATCCTCGCCTCTGCAGTAATCTCCAGCCTGTCCCTCCGGCCGACCTCTTTGATGCCGGTGATCTCATAGGTCAGCCCGCCCTCAATCAGCCGATCCTTCGGGCGGATGCCGCGGGAGGCTGTGAAGGATCGCACCATGAAGCGCGAGATCACTGACCCCTGCACCATCCCGGCTGCAGCCCGCTCTCTGTCTGAGATATCCTTGCGGGAACCCCAGAGCGTGATCAGATCGGACCAGATGGTGGTCGGGCCGAGGCCGGTGTTTGTCACCGTGGCACGGCGGATGGTGATGCGCCGATCGAGCGCGCCCGCGCTCATGCCTTTGCCCACCCGCGCCGATAGAGGCTGACAAGGCTTTCCACGGCAAAGGGCACCTCCCGCATGGGCTTCTCGCTGGTCGCCTCGCGGTTTTCGTACCATTGGGCGATGAGCAGCAGGATTGCATGCTTGATCGAGGGCGGGAGGAAGCCCCCCACAGTCACGCGGAGGGTGACAGGTTCCGCGGGCCACGGGCCGGTGATGCTTGCCCGATCGCCATCCTTCAAGAGGGTGAAGCCCGGAAGCTGATCATCTCCAAGGGTGACGGACACAAGCTCCGTCACCGGGTAAAGGGGCACGGCCACCGCGGCCCGCCCGGTCATGGTCGCCATCCAGCCTTCGGCGCCCAGAGGAAAGCCGACCATCTGCTCCACAGCATCCGTTGCGGCAGCAATAAGCCCGGTCAGCAGCGCATCGCTGTCGGTATCTGCGTTTTCCACCCGACATTGCGCCTTGGCCTCCGATAGCGAGACCGGCTTTGTCGTGGCGGCAGTCTCGCGGTGCCACATGTCAGATCACCTCTGCCTGGCCAGCGGCGACAATGCTTTCGGCCTCAGAAGCGGAGACCTCGATCTCATCGCCGCGGTTTTGCGAGAACCCGGTCCCTGCCCGCGAGACCAACAGGCGCACGCGCACGGTCGGAGGTGCAGTTTCCTGTTGTGAGGGATGGGTCGGGGCTGCACCGGCCTCCGTGGTTTTCTTCTTCGCCATGGTGGTTCTCCCGTTGATGGCAAGACAGGCTTGAGACGAAAGGGCGCCGGAGCGCCCCTTCCTGAAGCCGATCAGGAGGCTTTGGTGATCAGGTGCTTGATCGCGCGGCTGTCGCCGATCTCGCCATCGAAGCGGATGTAGCCAGCCACGCCGAAGCCCGGCCAGAAGTCCTTGTCCTGCAGAGCACCGATCAGCGGCTGGCCGACCTTGCGCACGAAGTATTTGCTGAAGTCGCCAAACAGCATGACCTTCGAGGCCGAAGCCGCTGAGGGGATCGCGGCCATCGCCTGGTTGACGTGGTAGCGATAGCCCAGAAGGGTGCCCGGAACGCCCTGCTGGACGTTGCCCATCTGCCAGAGATAGTTGCCGTCACCGTCCTTCAGCTTACGAAGCACCGCGAGCGTGGCATCCGAGAACATAAAGGCAGCTTTCGGCGACACGCGATAAGCCGGGTCAACCGAGTGCAGCAGGTCAATCACCTCATCAGCGGTGATGGCCGTGGCCGAGGCGGCCGTCACGCCGAGGGTTGAGGCAGTCACCACACCGTTCGGGGCCGACGAGCCGCTGCCCGTGGTCAGCTGAGTGTTTGCGATGCGGCCCAGACGTTCGCCCAGCAGCCCGCCCAGAACCTGCTCCATCACAAAGATGCTGTCGTCTGCCAGCTCCTTGGAGACGCGCAGCCATTCGGTATTCCAGGCATAGGCGTTCAGGGTGGCCGCACCAAAGACCACATCCTCACCGCCATCATCGGTCAGCGCGACACCTTCCGTGTGCGCCACACCCGTCTTGAGAATGTCGTTCACGGTCGGGATGGTGATCGCGCCGCCGCCCGTGGTGACGAGCTCGGTCGTGACGCCGGGGTCATACATCGGCCCGGTCGCAGCCATGGCCTTGACGATGATGCCCATCAGCTCAGTCGGGACGGTATAACCGCCAGCCGCCGCAGCGGTGGTCTGGGCGCGCTGTTCAACGGGAATATCGGTATAGCCACGCTTCAGGATCGCGCGGGCCTCCGGCGACATGACGCCCTCATTGCCCTGCGCGCGCAGATACTCGGCAAAAGCGGTGCGATAGTCGATCTGGTCGCCCTGATCCAGCCCGCGCTGTTCGCTGTCGGGGTGGCGGGGGCGGCGGGGATCGCCGGAATTCATGCGGGCCTCGATCTCGGCCTGCTTCAGTTCGCGCTGGATCATGCCCTCGATGCGGTCAAATTCCGCCATCGCAGTGTCGTGCGCGGCCTCGAGCTCTGCGGCGCGGGCCTCGTCGGTGTTGCTGTTGATGAGGTCCAGGCGCTCACGGGCTTCTGCGGTGATGCGGGCCTGCTTCTCGCGAAGTGCTTTGATGGTCATGCCATCCTCCAAATATGCGGTTTCACGGCCGCCCGCGGGCATCGCGGCAGCCTGTCTCCCTTTCGGGGTGCTCGTCGGTGACGGTGGGTGGCTCAGATCCCGCGCGTGCGGCTGTCGATCTGGGCTTTCATGGCAAGCCGACGAGCGGCTGCGTTGAAGTTGTGGCGCCGGGCCTCCTTGCGGTGGGCCTCAAGGCTGCGCAGACCGATTTCAGTGGTCGGATAAGCCCCGCGCGGGACAACCGAGACCTCCCAGAGTTCGCCCACCTTCTCGATGGTCCGCAGCGGGGTCTCGCCGCTTTCGTCCCACGTCTGGCGACCGCCCGACATGGTGAAAGCAAAGCTCATCTGGTCGATGTTTCCGGCGCGGATATTCTCGGCCAGATCGCGGGCCGTCTGCGTCTCCGGCAGGGTGATCTCGACCTTGAGGCCGTGATCATCCTCAGACAGTCGCAGGGTGCCTGCTTTGGCCCGGCCGAGGACGTGCTGATAGTCGTGGTTGTAGAGCGCATGAATATCGTCACGGCCAATGGCGTCCGAGAACGCACCCTTCTCGATCCGCTCGCGGAAATATCCGCCGATGTCGGTCTCCTGTCCAAATACAGCGGCATAGCCTGTCAGGACGACCGCTTCATTGCCGCCGTCAGCGCGGTTTTCCAGCTTCGCGCTGGCGAGGACGCGGACCTCGCGGTTTGCGTTACTCATCCTGCTCTCCTTCCGGCTCTGCCGGGGGCTGTGTTTGAGACTCAGAAGGTGTGACCTGCCCGGCCTGATCGATCGGGATCATCGCGCCCTGCACCAGCAGGCGGTCGCCGCCGGCCGCGCTCGGCCGGTTCTCCAGCGCGCGGGCCTCATTTGGCATCAACACGCCGTTCTGGATCGCCTGGGCATATCCCTGCATGCGGGTCATGAAATCTCCGCGCAGCAGGCCATCGAGGTTGAACTCGGCATAGGTTGTCCGCGCACCGCGCCCGAAGAGCTTGAGATTGATCTCGCCCTCGATCTGCCCGACCCATCGCAGGATCGTGTGCTTCACAAAGTGCAGGTCCTGCTGCTCGGTGTTACTGTAGGTTCCCCGCGACAGATCCTGCAGAAGGATCGGAGGCAGAGAGTAGATCCGTGCAATCTGCTCGATGCAGAAGCGCTGTGCCTCGATCATCTGCGCCTTGTGCGCGTCGACGCCGACCCCTTTCACCTCGAGGCCGGCTGGCAGGGTCATATATTTGCGCTTGTCCCGGCTGGCTTTGGAGACCGCATCGGCAATGTCGTCCGCCGCCTGTTGCAGCGACCGCCCGCTTTGGAATGACCCGGTCACGATAAAGGGCGGGATGCCGCCATTATCGAAGAACTGGCCGCCATAGTGCGTGACCGCCTGCGCCAGCCCGATCACATCCTTGTTCGACATGATCGGCGAGCGATGCCCCAGGCCGTCTGCGCGGAGCATAAACGGCAGATCCAGCACGTCAGCCGCGCTGTAGGTGACCGTCCGCCGGTCGCTCTCGCGGTAGACATACTGACGAACCCCGTCCACCCGCTTGATGGTCAGATTTGCAGGGTTCAATGGCCAGAGGTTCAGCACCTTCCCGGTTGCAGCCCGTTCGATAAAGAGCACACCCCGGCCGCCGGTCAGTGCCTGCTCGACCCACCATTTGAAGAGGTCGAAGGCTGAGAGCATGTCCGGTTCATTGGCGACATCATTCAGGACAGCCTGCAGTCCGGGGTTGGTCGGTTCGCGCCCGGACTTCGTCTTGCGAAACACCTGCAATGGCAGTCCGGCAATCGTGGTCGCAATGACCTGAACGGCAGCCATCACGGCGGGGACGCCGAGAGCGCTGTCGATCGTGACCGTCTCCCCAGAAGCGCTGGCCCCCATGCCAAAGCCTGAGAACAGCTGCACCACTTCAGGCGAGGACTGCGGGATATCCGCCGTGATCTGCGCCCGCTGCTCGGGCTTTCGTTTGAATAATCCGAGCATCACATCACCAGCTTAAATTCGGGATCGGCATCCCATGGAGTTGCGGCGGGCTGGGCTTCGTCGAGAAGCCAGCGGCCGAGCGCCATCATGCAGGCGACCGGGCCGTCGATCTTGTTCTCAGCCCGCTGTTTGGTCGGGCTGTGAATGTCTCCGGTGCGCGACCGGTTCACTACGTTGGACAGCATCCACGCAAAGGGCGCAGAGCCGTTATGGATCAGCTTTCGCTCGACGATCAGCGCATCCAGCTTTCGCATCGGCTCATTCATCAGCGTGGGCCGGTTGGCAAAGTCGATGCAGGCCACGCCCTGCTCCATCAGCTCGACGGCCATCTGCCGCGAGTGCAGTGGGTCAAAGGCCACCTCGCGCACCTGAAAGCGGGCACAGAAGTCGAGGATATCCGCGAGGATCTCCCGGTCGTCGGTGACCGCGCCATCGGTCTCGATCAGCAGGCCTTCATCGCGCCATGTCCGGAAGTGCTCGTTTTCCGGCTGCTCGATGGTCTCCGAGGGCAGATAGTAGCGCCCGAAGCGGGCATAGCCGTCGCCGTGTTTGAACAGCAGCTCCACCGCCGTCAGGTCGCGTTTTTCGGCGAGGTCGATGCCGATGATGCACTCCTGCCCCTCGAACTGATCGAGCGAAAGCGAAGGATCTGCCGCCTCCTGATAGCGCAGCACGTTGAAATAGGCGTCCCGGGCCGAAACCCAGACGTTCAGGTGTTTGGTCTTGAACGCCCCGGCCTTACGCGGGCTGGTCATGGCCTCCGTCTGGCGGGCCAGAAGGAAGTCCTCAAAGACCGAGATCCCGAAGTTCGGGTTGGCCTTGCGCAGCACCTCCGGGGCGGTCCAGTCATCGCCCTCATCGACGCCATAGATCAGCGCAAAAAGCTCATCATCCGCCCGCGTGCCTTCCAGCATCGCCTGAGCTTCCTGCTGCATGGCGTAGCAGGGGCCTGAGATATTGTCGCCTGCGGTGGTGATCACCAGCATCAGCGGCTGCTCACGCGCCCCCATCCCGGTTTCCATGGTCGAATAGAGCACATCCGTAGGATGCTCGTGGTATTCGTCGACGATGGCGCAGCTGGGCGAGGCCCCATCCCCCGGCGTGCCGATCACGGCCTCAAAGCGGGAGCCATTGCCCAGAACGTGCAGGTTCTTTGCGTTTACGCTCAGGCCGAAGTGGCTTAGCAGCGCCGGCGACTTCTGCGCCATCAGCTTCGCTGGGCGAAACACCTCCCATGCCTGCTTCTCGCTGGTGGCTCCGGAATAGACCTCGGCTCCGTGCTCACCGTCTGCGACCAGCATGTAAAGGCCGATCCCGGCTGCGAGCGCCGACTTTCCGTTCTTCCGGGGCACCAGCAGGAGCAGTTTGCGAAAGCGCCGCAGTCCGTCTTTCTTGCGCACCCAGCCAAAGGCCACGACGACAAAGAAGATCTGCCACGGCTGCAGCTTGAGCTTCTCACCCTTTGCCGCCCATTTGCCCTTGGTGTGGGGCATCATCTCGATGAATTTGGCGACCTTTGCGCCCTTCTTCGGGTCGAAGGTGTATTTGAAGGTCCTGTCCGACTGCCATTCCAGATCGTCGAGGTGACGCTGGCACGCGAGGCGGATGTATTTGTTCGCCGGGATACGCCCTGCTACCACATCACGGGCGTAGGCCTCAGCGGTTGCGGCATATCCCTGCTTCATATCGCATCATCCAGCCCTGCAAATGGGTTGGCCTCCGGGGCCTTGCCTGCGCTGACCTTTGACCGCGCCGATGGCGTCAGGCCGAACTCTGCCAGCAGGCTCTGAGCGTGGCGCATGGCCTCGTTTCGCATGGCGACTTCGGGCCGCGCTTTTACAAGCCCGCCCTCGCTGGTGTAGGTCCGCCCCGCGTCTTCGACCATGACGGTCAGGATTTCAACTTCCTCGAGCCGCGAGGCGCAGAGCGCGAGCGCATGGGTGTCGTCAGGCGAGGCAATGCCCATGCCGTGCAGCGTGGCGCTGATCTGGTCGAAGATCTCGGCGGCGCGGCTGGAAAGCCAGGCCGGAGCCACCGCCAGCCCCTGGTTTGCGACCGGCTCATCCTTATTGATCCGGCTCGGGCGCTTCTCGCCGGCCACGATCTTGAGGTGGGTCGGCTTGGGTTTCCTGCCCATGTCAAAACCCTCCAAAAAAATGTCTCAGTTTTGGCCGCGTAAAAAATCGATGGGGGCCGCCGCTCCGGAAGATTATGCCCTGAGCTTTGACCCACCCCCCGTGGGAGGCAGGGTCGCTATCTCGATGGGGGCGGGTACCCGCCGCACAGATCGCCCTGCATGGCCCTCTCCGTAGCTCTGAGGCGCGTTGACTGTCAGAGGCCGCGTCGCTCAGTATCCTTGACCCCCTTGAGGATGCTCGGGATAGCAGCCTTCACTGCTGCATCGACCCTGTCTGCAATTGGGGTATCCGGCTCGACTGCGAACTCAGCGTTCAGTGCGGCGATGACTGCCCGTGTGATCCGGCTTGCATCGGCTGTGGTCAACTCATCAACAGCCACGCGCACGGCGTCTCTTCCGTTTGGCCCAATGATGACGCCACCGGGCATCTCGATAAATTCTCTGAACGCTTTCATCATTGTCCCTTTCGCTTTCTCACCCACGCCAGCAACGCCTCTCCAGAGAACCGCGCCTCTGCCCGCTGCTTCTCGCCGTCATGGTGTCGCTTGCACAGGCTGGTGAAGGTGTTGCGCCAGAACAGATCCGGGTCGCCCTCATGGGGCAGGTCGTGATCGAGAACATTGGCTGGCACCACGTGCCCATCGGCCAGGCAGTATTCGCAGAGCGGCTGCAGTCTCAGCTGCTGTAGGCGGAAGCGTTCCCACTCTGCGGTATATCCGCGCTCACGGGCGCTGCCGCGATCCTCTCGCGCCTTTGGCTTATGGCGAGGGGCTGGCTTATGCGCCGCTCCCGATCGCGGGAGGCCGTGGCGGCCGGGGGCTTGGGCCATGCGTCCTGCGGGTTCCGTTGCCGGATTATCCGCCCTCTGATGATGTGTGGAAATCTCTCCGGATTGCCTGCCTTGCTCTTTGCTGCTTGAAGATTGCTATGACGAGCAGGAGGTCAGGCGTGAGCGATCAAAAGAACTGGTTTGAACAGGCGAGAGCCCAGGAGGCGCGAAAAAAGAGCAACTGGTGGAAATGGCTGCTCGGCCTGTGCTTTCTTCTGTTCTTCTGCAGCGATGGTGACCGCAAAGAGAAGCGGTATTGCTATAACTTCGGTGAAGAACCCAATATCCGGCGCGCTTGTTTCAAGGAAAAGCTCGCGCCGGATACGGAATGTGTTTTCACGGAGGACGGTGGTGTGTCCTGTCGCATCCCCAGCTGATGCCCCCTCAAGAGACACGCCTGCTACCCGCGAAGTGGCTGAAGCCGGACGCCCGGAAGGGGACCGCAGGGAGGCGTGTCGCTGGAAGGGGAAACGTCATGGGTGTGGTATAGAAGAGGTCGCGGTGACCTTTTCAGATATCACAGCAAAAAGGAGCACCCATGAAGCTATCATTGGCAGCAGAATTCAGCGTCAATATCGACTTGATATTTAACAATCAAACGCCGCCAACCATTCGCCCCGCAACATCGAGCCTCATATCGCAGGAGGCTCCGATGAAGCGGTTTGACCGCATTGTTGCGACATCTGCCTTGGGGGTGGCTGTCATTCAGCTAGCGCACAATTTCGGCTGGCTCACTTGGTGACGTGTTTCACAGCCCACATCACTGCCTGCTCGGCATTGGTGATGGCCAGCGACAGTTCGCGGCTTCCGCCGATCTCCTGGCATTTGGCAATGAAAGCGGCGCCGAGATCCTTCAACTCAAGCATCTGGGCTTTCTCGGCGTCCGTCAGGACGCGATACGCGTGGCGCACGACATTGTTCGCCGTCCGATCATCGGAGGCGCTGTTCACTTCGGCCGTTGTTGGCTCCTGATGTGCTGAAATGCAAAACGCCCGAGGCAGGATCTCTGCTTCGGGCGCTTGTAGTGCTGCGTTACATGTACCCTGGGGAGCTACAAGCTCTGCTCGTACGAGGCTGTAGCCGTGTATCGTCTCAGACTTAGCGGCTAAATTTGTCCGAGCAGACGATCTTCGTAGGGACTGGTCCTCACCTGTGTTAGGGCTGCCAGTTCTCAACAGGATGACTTAATGTTTCAATCACAGTATTTGTACATCGATCTACCGGGATTTGATGAGCCTCAGGAATGCTCAGTAGAGCTGAACCAGGGATCTCCAGCCGGCTGGCACTGCTTGTCGGTGAAAAATCGGACACCCAGCGAGTTTTCTGCCTCTTGGATCGGCCAAGGTGCGGCCATGAAGGGCTCGATCAACGGCGACTTTACTATCATGGACGGCACTACGCTCCGTGATGATGAAGCACTCCGCGTTCTTGTAAGGCCCTCTGTGCGAGCTTCTTGAGCCGTGGATTGATACCTATGGCTGCGGTCCGACTTGAAACCGGCCAGAGCTGGCCGAAATTCTTTTCGGACCCCGTCACGGCGCAGCCAATTACAAGGCTATCACTGAACTTATAAAGGTATAGCGTCCCAAGTGGGCCAAGTATCGGCCCGCTTTGTAAGGATATCATCATGGCTAAGGGCATGGCGAAACGCGGACGTGACGAAAAGAAGCCGAAGAAGGTCGTTCCCAAGACCAATGCTTCAGCACCGAGCCTGAAGAACCTGGTCGCCGCGACCCCGGCGCTCCAAATCAAGACCCGGTAACATTGAGCGGCGGCTTCCTGAGAGGGCTCACAAAATGAGTTTCGGGCCGCCTCAATGCCTGCAAATATAAAAGCGCCCGAGGAATTCCGCGGGCGCATTTTTTATCACCAGATTTCGGACCTTTCATGGTCGCGCCTCTGGCGATTGTTCATTTCTGGCACCTTTCGGCGATCCTGTCAACTGATCGCGTCGAGGCCAATCCGAAGCCGCTGCATGTGGCGCTCCCTCTGCGCCGGGTTCCCGTGCCAGACGGGCTGATCCTCCAGCACTACGCGCTGCATCACGGGCTTGCTGGCGGCAGGCACCTCAGCCCATGCTTCCCGGAATTGTTCGCGGGCGTCCACCTTCGCCGCTAGTGGATCAAAGCCGTCAGTTGCCTTACCTCCGAAGATTGCCGCCAGCGGGTCGCGGTCCGGATAACCCTCAGCGGCGCGGGCCAAGCGCTCGGCAGCGAGAAGCTGGGTCTCAGTCAGGTCACCCTTCCGGGCATAGAGCTGCACCCAGGTCTGTCGGCGCTTGCGCTTGCCGCCAGTCAGAACCTCCCTGCCCGTCTCCTTGTCCTCGGCCGTGGCAGGCTCAACCCGCAGCCGGATCTGGTTTGCCGGCCCCTCGGCGCCACGGTCCCACTGCGGGAGCGTGATCGGGGCGACCTTCGCCTTTCGGCCTTTGCGTGTATGGAACGTCATAGCGTTCATGTCTCACTGTCCTGATGGTGTTTTTATGGGCGGGCCTTAGTGGCCCTGCTCCTGAATTCAGCTTGATGCATGAGGCCTGAAGTGCGACACCTTTGGGGAAGGCATTGAAAACAGGTGCATCTTTTGAAGCGTCGCAATTTGGTCGTCATTAAATACATCGCGGCAGTGTTCTTCGCGTACATCGCAGCAGCTGTAGTGGCCGAGGCTCCGATATTTGGGCTGTTCACCATCCCGACAATATCCTGGCCGACTGTGTTCGAGGTAATTGCGTGGCTCTTCTTCGGTCTGATGGTTTTTGCCCCGTATTTGTTTGCGGATGAAATCGAAGGGAAGGATCGCAAATGGGGGGGCTTGCTGCTTCTTATGGGCAAGATCCTCTCATTCATCTTCGGTGGCGTTTATGTATTCGCGCTGATCTTCCGCTTGTGAGGGGATCTGCTGTTCTGAGCAGCGCAGGTATTGCCACCACAGGGCCACCTGCCGCGCCTGGGTTTATCGGATACCCAGTCGAAGCGGATATCTTCCGGCTTGCACCACATCACACGCCCACCTGCTGTTCGGTGCGGTGATCGTGCGGGCTGCCATCCTGCACCCGCAATCGCAGCACCGCGAGATCCATCTCAGCCCTCTCGGCGCACTTGCGAACGCAAATCTCCATATTCCCCAATTCGTAAGCCTCCTTGCCAAGGCGCTCATATTCGGCCCGCAGTTCAGCCAACCTGCGCTCCGCTCGTTCGGCGCGGGCGACTGCTTGACGCTCACGCTGAATGAGGACCAAGCCTTCCCGAGGACTGAGATCACGGATCAGGCCCATCACAGCCCAGACGTCCGGGCATTTCTGGCGGTCGATGTCGCGCAGCAGACGCAGAAGCGCGCTGACGATAATCTCGTCCTGCGCCGCGGTCTCTGCCTTCCGCCCTTCCTGGAACCCTGCCTCAAAAGCCTCGCCCTGATCCTCAAAGCGCACCAGAGGCACAGGAGGTACGGTATTCCCAACCCCAGGTAGATTTTCGGAAACCTCCCTCCCGGACTGCGCGTTTGTCACGTGGGCGCGCACGGAGCCGGGAGCGCTAAGGTTCCTTTTGAGTGCGAATGTGTTTTCATTACGAGTAGCGTGGCTCTCGTGTGCACCCACCCCAGAAAGTTCTGGCGCGATTGATGCGCCGTCAGGTACTCTCTGTGCTGGCACGGGACCAGGAACAATCTGCATTGGGATCGTGGGCGCGGGAGGATGCAGATCGTTAATGGCTACCCGTGCCGCCCACGCCGGGGCCTTGCCTGCCGGGCCGTGGTAGCTGCAGTGGCCGTTGTGGATGGTGACGTTGTCGCTCATTTGCGGCCCTCCTTCGGCAGGGTCTGGGTGCGGCACTTGGTGCAGCGGAGGAACGATGCCTGGCCGCGGCGGATCATGCGGAAATCGTGGTCGCAGATGCCGAGCCAGCGTTTGAGGCGTTTGATCATGCGGTGGCCCCTTTCCTGCGGGCGATTTCGCGCTGGATGTACCAAGCGGCTTTTTCCAGATCCTCGATGGCGTCGTTCTTCAGATCTGCGCGCCAGATGTATTTCATCGCGTTCCCGAGGCAGAAGTTCATGTGCTCGGTGATCTGGATGCACTCGACGCCGGAGGGGTGAGAGCGGTAGTGCGGCGGGTGGTTGACCGGATCGCTCATGCGTCCTCCAGAGCAGGGCTGCGGTCCATGACCAGCCCGAGGTTGCGGTAGATCTTCGAACGGCTGGTGCTGATCAGATCGCTGCGGAGAAAAGCCTCGATGCGGTCGATGCTCGGGACCACACCTGCGAGATTGCAGACCTCGTGCCAGTCAGCGCGGCGGAAGTAGCTCAGCTGAGCCAGCGTCACGACCTCCCGGCGCTCCGGCTTGGCGCGGGCGATTTCACCAGCGGCATCGGCCAGCGCGTGGGCGGCCACCGCGCGCCACAGCTGGCGGGCAGCGGAGCCGTGCACCGCGGTGAT